AGCCTTGATCTCACAGGAGCCCCCACAACGCTCCCAGACGGCTTTACGGACCTCGTCATATGCCCTCCTACGCGCCGCACCCTTGCGGCTCTCACGTCGCATCTCAGAGCGTTTCAACGCCATCCTCGCAACGACCCTGGGTTCTTCCCAACCTTCCAGTCAGAACGCTTTCCCGAAGGGACACCACGAGAAGACGCCTTGATAGCCTCAGAAGACCGTCGCAACTCCTTCTCCGCCTTCGCAACCATCCTGTCCCACTTCGTCACGCCAGTTCCGCCTCAGCCCTGTGAGCCGCCATCAGCGACTGCAACGCCGACATCTGCGTACGCCGAGACCTTACCGCCTCCAAAGCAGTGTACCTAGTGCCCTCAGCCAGATCCAAAGCCCGCTTCAACTCTGCAGTCTCAGCCTCAACATGAGCCTCACGCTGCGGCACCGTGCCCTTCGGAGCGTTCGTCCAGGCGATAGCCGTAGCCTTCCTCAGTTCAAAGTCCGCATGAGCAGCCTCCTTCGAGGCTGCAGCCAGCGTCTGAATACCAGCATCAAGCAGCCCCGAAAGGCGCGTCATCTCTTCCGTCATCTCATAAAGGTTCACGGGTGCTCCTGAATCACCGAAGACTTCACATAATCAAGCATACCTTGAACTTCCCACGGGCGAAGGTCATGCGACCCGAACGCTAGAAGATGCATATGACCGTACTCGTCAATCACTTCGCCGATAACAATCGTGCGGCCAATCATGTAGTCACCAAACGGCGTGAAATGGTGGCACGGGTTTGACTGAAGAAGTTGTTTCATACCTTCGTCGATACGCTGATGATGCTCATAACATTCTCGCAGCATCTCGCGAAAATCTTCTTCTTCTTCGTCAGACTCAAACATCAAACAACCTCATAAAATCCTGCCCCGACATCGTAACATACCAGCCACCTGGACTTCCAACACCTCGCTTCTTATGCCAAACCACAGCCGGACGGCCCTCAGCATTCTCCTGAGCCTGACGCAACCAGCCCGACAGATCCATACGGCCATGATCTTTCACCTCAATCGACACAGGAAGGTCAGTTACAATATCGTCACCACGTCGAGTGCCCGTCCTAGCACGGGTCGTTTCCGCATCCCACCCGTTCTCCTTTAAGAAGTTCACAACCGCACGCTCAGCACGTGAACCCTTCGCACGTTCCGCGGCACCCATTAATCCTCCTCTTCATCTAAGAAGACAGGCGTTGAAAAATCGATGAACGAAACAGGGATCTTGTTATGAGTGATAGCCCCAACCCAGGGAGAAACTGCCAGCCACTCTTTAATAGACTGGATTCCCTTGCGTGCCCAGCGCCACACCGTCTTCTTATCGGTCGGCACACCACGCAGCCCTGAAATCACCTCCGCGGCTTCTTCATACGTGTACTGCGACATCACCGTCATCTGCACAGCAGACCGCTGCCACTCCGGCAACTGATCCACAAACTTCTCCACAACAAGACGAACCACATCATCGACGCTTTCCCGTGTGAACGACTCCCCATCGTTCGCACTCAAAGCCCCGATCCCCCCAGACTCCAACAGGTCTGGGGGGACGAAGTTCACCTTGTTGTAGAACATCACAGAGAAGACGGATACGCCACAGCAGAATCCTCACACGGACGCAACTGCGCAAGCACAGGACGAGGCGGCTCAGAATCTTTCATCTTCCGGCAGATAGCCTGCAAAGTGTGCAAACCTGGATGCGTATAATCAGGAACAATCTCCCACGTAGCATCTGCCGCACCACGAATAGCACCCGAACCTCGCTCTGAACCGCCAGACTTTTGCGAGTGATGAACAACCAACGACGAACAATCATTCACACGATAGATAGTGTCCAGCACAGAGATAGCCATACCCATGTCTTTGGCAGAGTTCTCGTCACCACCGACAGAAGCACGGGCGAACGTGTCGATCACCACAAGTTTCGGTTCGTTCTTTGCGATCAGACTTTGAAAAGCCTCAGCAGACCGAGGGTCTAGCAGGTGCGGAGTCATAGGGATGACATTGAACTTGCGAAGGTCAGCCTCAGGATGGGCTTTGCGCCATGCCAGCACACGCTTACTGAACCCCTTGACACCTTCACCAAGGCAGTAGATGACTTTGTTTCCGTGCGCTGCAACCGACGCAGCCCAATCCAGCACGACGAACGTCTTGCCAACACCAGGCTCTCCGTACACCCACGTCTGCCCTTCAGGCAGCCGGTTTTCCAGCAGCCACTCAGGCTGCGGAAGTTCTGCAAGGTCTTCGACCGACAGCATCGGGAACGTGTCGGTAGGTGGCTTATCGTCAAACATCATCTGCAACATCCTCATCTCCTCTATAAGACCAGCGGCCCCCCGACCGGGGGCGGGTCGGGGGGCGCTGGGGTCTTATGATATCAGAAAGGCGCGGACTCTTCCACAGCCCCAAGGCTAGCGAACTGACCGGCGATCTGCATCGCCTGAAGAGCAGTCTTGCCATCACGCGACAGCGTGACCTTGACCTGACCGCCCGGCTCGAAGTCGACGTTCGCCAGAATCTGCTTACCCTGCATCGCAGCAGTAAGCGGCGAGTCCGACTTCGCTTTCACCTTCCCGACGCAGTACGACTGCCCACCGCCCTCAATGCCACGGTCACCAGTCCGGTCGTCGAAGACGACAACCTGCTCAGGGTCGATACCCAGCGCCGGCAACTTTTCCGTCACCATCTCGATCAGCCGCTGACGGGGAACCACCGAAGTGGGGAGGTACCGAAAGGAACCGGCACCGTTTGGCTTGTATGCAATAGGCCACGTTGCAGCATCAGCAGGGTTGACCCCACTGACCGGCGCAGCCGTCTGCTGCACGGCCGGCGCAACCTCGGCGCCACGCTGCTCCGACAGCGAATCAATCTTTGAAGAAGCAAAATCCACCAACTGGCTGTACACCAGGTCGGCTTCGAACCGTGCCTCATCAGGGGTGACCGGCGTATCGAACACGATCCGTGCCGTGACGCCAACCGTCTGATAGTTACGCGAGGGGCGAACCTCAACGTCGATGTGGGAAATGCTTGCCATCCTGTTGCTCCTAGTCAAAGTCCCCCATCGGGGACAACTGGTCTTGTGCTACGAGACGAGTCGTCTGTGACTTGTCCCATCCTGCCGGCTGTGCGTACGGCCAAGCATCAGCCGCACGAACCCATCCTAGCAGAACAATCTCTGAGAACGTCGGAGCCTCCGCATACGCCAACACCATACGCCGGTTACGCTCCGCATCCCGCTGCCTTACTGCAAGCGGATTCGACTTGGCACGAATCCTCCTCACCTCAACATCAGGAAACAAGTCAGGTTCAGCCTTGTGCTTAGAGTGTTCTGCCCGAGGCCAGTATGCACCAGCCCAATACATATTCAGCGCTTTTGCGGCAGCCATCTCGCAGCAGCATGATGCCTGGCCTGCGACAAGGTTGTCTTGCATACGGTGGACATCATAATGTGCAGCGTCACGCACTCCTTCGTTCGCAGCGTTGCGACGCTCAGCAACATGATATGCCCAGTCCAACTCCCACGGCTCTAAAGTTACGATCATGGGAGGAAACCTAGCCCCCCAGCCAGGCACGGATCTGGCTGGGGGGTGGGGCGGAGCACACGGGAGAGGAGGGTCCGGTGCTCAACGCCGTCCGACCTCTGACTCTCAGACGCTGGGGGCATCTGAGGTGGATGCGGCAGAGATCGGAAGTCTGGTCGGAGAGAGAGAGCCGTCAACTTGGCATCCTTCGTAGAAAGCACACCACTTTCTCTGACACAAGTTCCAGTCCGGGTTAGGCCGGAACGCATTGTATTTTACCAGCACATCTGCTTCACGCAAGGAGGTGGACAACTTCTCCAACTGGCCAGGAAACATGTTTCCAGCAGACACTAGCCGTGTCTTACCAGTCTTCGGGGAAACAATATGCCATTCGAACGTGTACTGTGGCGCATCGTAGTTCTGCGAAACCATCCACAGGTAAGCGGACGCTTCGATTGACGGCGGCTGGTCGTACACCCACTTGCGGAACGACGACGCAGTCTTAAAGTCCACGACGGTAATCCCATACTCGTCACGGTACAGGCCATCGACCGTACCCTGCAGCCCACGGTCGCTATCAGGATGGTCAGCCTCCAAGTACACTTCAGTACCTAGGCACTCCCGTCCTTCAGTAATCTTTTGAAGAGTTACGCCGCCCTTCACGTAAGGCTCTTCGTACCAAAGCCGGACAGCCTCACGAGCAGAATCCACAACCCACTGAGGATCTAGTTCGTGCTCAAACCAGTTGTCCATAGGAAGAAGTTTAGCCTGCTTGAAAGCCGCATCTGCCGCAACATTCGCAACTTCTTCCTGGTCTGCTTCACGGCCAGAGTTCTCCCAATGCTCTACTCCTGCGTGAAAACCAGTACCTAGTGCAGTATATGGACTGCCATACGACGGAACATTATAGATCTTCTCCAACGCATACTGCCAAGAACATCCTTCCAGCAGAGACTTCAGTGTGCTCTTTCTCCAGCGTTCCATCTTGCTCCCTTCTATCGCGAGTGGGCCGGGAGGGAATCGAACCCCCAACTGTCGGATTAAAAGTCCGCTACTCTGCCTATTGAGTTACCGGCCCTGTTCACTCAGATATCGTACACTGAGCGAACCATCTCGTCCATAAACTGCTCCCACAGTTCATCGTACAACTTCTGGTTATCTTCGGAATCGATGCCGAAGACGGTCTTTGTTTCCTTGTCGTAGTTGTCGTTGAGCCAATCCTCCCACTTGTACTCGTACCTGTCGTAGTCAGTGGTGGGTGGGTCGATGGGCAGGTCCCTGTCCCAGGGGTCGCTGGCGAAAGTCCAGCCGCTCATGCGTTCACCTCCCTTGTTCCACGGGGCGTAGCGATGCTAAACGAAACAAACCGAGGGTCATTAGCAACCTTATCGGTGATGAGTAGCATGTCAGAAATCTCTACTGCTTCATCGGCGCTGTTCGCCAGAATCTCTACTGCCACAGAAACACGGTAAACATCCTTGCCATGATTGTATGCATCCATCACTTGCACTCCTCACACATGTAGTAGGAACCGTACTTGTCCACATAACCTGACGCATACTCCTCGTTGTCAGGGTCAATCACTGCCGTGCACACAGCACACAGCATGTCACAAAACTGTGCGTCATACACAGACGTTTCAGTCCAAGGCATCCTTACCCTCCATCATGTCACAAGGACCATTGTAATCTAGCCATGCCTCATCCAACACAGCCATAACATCGGCAGCATCCCAGTCTGCAGTAGGCCCGCCAAGAATCTCAATCACGCACCACTCCTGACCGTCAATAACTTCGATCTCTAACGGCACAGTAGTGTATTCGTATTCTAGAGAGCCTTTCGTTTCAATCTGAAACGTGTTGTACTCTGTCACGTGAGTGTGACGGTGCACTGCTGGGCCCGCAAGAAGCAGGCCCAGCAGCACACCAGCCGCAAACTTCACTCTTCAATCTCCTCTGAGGTCTTATCAATAAGATACTCCTCTTCCATAATGCTGCCGTAACCATCGATAGCAAGATTAATTGCTTCTTGGTCATCATTAGCAGAAATCTCGTACACAGTCTTTTTGTGAATCTCATACACTCTCATGCTTGAACCACCTTTTCAATCCGAGCCTTAACGAACTCGTTGTTTAGCGGGTTAGTGCAACGCCGAACGTTGCACAGATAACCTTCATCCTCCCACTTTTCCAGCCAGTACGCAATCTGCTCAAACGTACCAACCTTCCACTCTGCAATGTCAGACTCAGGATCGCTAGGGTTAGCCCACTTCTGAGCCAAAACAACATACTCGTTCATATCAGTACCTCGCATCCTCGATAGTGTGCTCCATATCAAGCACCTTGGCTTCATCCGATTCGTTATACACCAGGTCCAACGCCTGGTCCGTACTGTCAGCAGACACCTCGTACCACACAGTCTGCGTCACAATATATCTTGACATCATATTCCTCCTCAAAACATAGCGTCTTCGATATCGACAATCGGATTCACGATTTCCCATGCGGCAGCAGCGTACCCTGCCATATCCGCATAGTTATCCTTCACGTGCCTGTCTTCCATGGTCCGTGCCATCTTCAGCAAGATCATCAGGTTGCACACATCGACACCGTCCAGTTGCTCGTACGGTGCTGTGCTGAGATACACGTTCCACAGAGCAGCCGTACGCTGGTCCAGGTTGACACCCGGCGGACCATAGTCGCGGTTACGTGCACCAGAAACAATACCGGCAACTTCCTCTAACAGATCAGACTGCACTGACATAACTTCTCCTCTTCAGTTGGACTTCGAACTCTTCGTCTTCTCGTTCGAGAACATAATATCTGCGTAGATTCTGAGCAACAGTCACAGCAGTTTCCTGATCATAATACCTTTCGATCAGGAAAGGCTCGCCAGTTGCCCGTTCCACAACGATGACGTGATAGTCCTGTTCTTGCTCCTCCATGCGTCCCTCTCTCTTGGAGACATCCCTCCGTACATTCCGTAGTCAATCGAATGACTGACTGCGTACAACAGGCACTGTTCCTGAACGTCGCAGGAATAACACACCTCCCTTACGAACGGGTCATACTGCATCCCATTCTCAGGGAAGAATATGCTTGTATCCATCCCACGACAGTTCGCATCATCTATCCAATCCCTCATCGTGCACCACGCATAGCCCGTGTCACAGCACGCAGAGACTCACGGATAAGTGCAGTTCTCTGAACAGCCCGCATCTCCTGGTCTGTCAGAACGATATGCGTAGTCAAATCTCCGGTAATGACCGGGATCTGCATCTCCACATACTCCTCCTCTTCCATCACATTACAGAGCGCCATCTCTGGCACGACAGTAATATTCATACCGTCTTCTGTAGTGAAGGAAATGCTGGTGATAAAGATACGCTGATACTTCTTCACAGGTTACGCTCCTCTGCACGGTGGATCTTCCACTCTTCCAGCATACCTTCGGTCACCTCGTCCTCCAAATCTGAAGGACGAGGGCCGAAGATGATGTGAAGGGCCTGATTAACTGCTTCGATCTGCATCGCTAGATAATCCATCACGGTTCCTCTCATACAGGCGTGGAGAACTTCTTCCACTGCTCATCGGTCATGTTAGCGATACTGGTGTAGCAGGTGCAGTAATCGTCAGTCATGCTGCACGACTGGCAGATTTCGCACTCGTAACAGACACCGTCATACACGGACATGCCAGTGCAGAACTTGCACTGACCAATCGCCGGGTCTTCCTCGTACGTGTACGGGTCGAAGCCCTGCGTGCTGTCCGCCATAGACGGCTGCTGCCACTTAGCGTTCGGGTTGTACTTGGAGAACATACTGCTGACACTGCAGTACGACTTGTTGGAAAACCAGATCGTCTTGACAGGATTCCAATGGCCCATGTGCTCGTTGGCAATATACGCACGGTCCCTGTTCTCCGTGCTAAGAAACACCAACTTGCTGTGCCCGATGTACTCCTGAACCATGTCGAACAGGTAGTCGTCGTCAAGCCAGCCCTTCGGCAGTTTCGGAAGATACTCTTCCGTGAACACCCTGGTGTCAGACCGCTTGTCCTTCTTGTCGATTAGCACAGGGATAACACCATTGTGAATCATGGCAATGTTCTTGTTCACCATGAACGGATGGCAGTTGTACTCGTTGACCGTGCCATGCGTAGCAATACGGAAGTGCACAAGCATCGGGCTGTGCTGACCGTGCATGTCCACAACACGCTCGTACTCTTCGAGCAGTCCCTTCAACTTCATCGACTTGAACGTGCAGACCTTGCCGCAGTCGTCGATGTATGCCAGGCCGCCGCCGTCAGGATTCGCATTCCAACTGTTGCGAATCTCCTGCTCAGTCAGCGTGCTGCCAGCATCCTGGTAGATGGCGATGCACATCAGTCATTCTCCTCTACTGATCCGGTGATGTACTGGTAGATGGTAGCGTACTGCGGCTTGTCCGAAAGCCAGTTCTGATACTCGGACCAGTCAAGCCTGCCGAACAGGATCGACTGCACGGTGATAGTCCGTGTGTATTCGTACAACGAATCGACAAACTCTGCGACACGAACCAGCCCGTTCTTCGTCAGATTCGGACGGAAGTATCGCAACTCAATCGTCTCAGATGGTGTGATGTTGATGGCGGAATACCTGGAATGTCGGGCTGTACGCTTCACAGCCTTCGACGGTTCCTTAGTAATCTCTACCATGTAATCGTTAGTCCACGATGCCCACTGCTCAGAGTCACGGCCAGCAACAGCCGTGCAATGACCAGCGTTGACAGCCTGGAACTTCACGAACTTCCACATGTGCGAAGGTGTGAACGCAGAACGTGACACGTGAACGTGAAGGCCGCAGTTGCTGCGATGCCACGCACGTGCACCATTACTACGCAACCATTCGATCATGTCCCATGGCATCTTCTCACGGAACGCTTCGAGCGTCATAGGGTGAGTGACCATCTCTGCACCAGACCATGACAGCGAACCGTCCGACTTGAAGTACACCGCGTCAGGCTCATACCAGGACTCGCCGAACCTTTCGCACGCCTGCTTCGCAAGCGTCGAAGCGTTCTCCATCTCAACTTCGAATCCCATGTACAGCCTGCCAGGGATCGGCAGATGCCGTGCACCGAGATCAGAGTGGAAGCGAAGCAGAGGACGCCACGAATAGTTGTGGAGATCGTCCTCGTCTCCCATCCCACAGCACTCATCTCGGCTGTCTTCGTATGCGAAGATAGAACCGCAGTTTTCGCACGTGTAATCGCACCCAGAGCACAGGTACATATCACCGTCTTCAAAAAAAGAAACCGGCGCGGAATACGCCATGCGTTCTGCATAGGCGAGACCCCACTGTGTTCTCAACTGGCGGTACACCGTATGTGGAAGGCCAATGCCTCCCATACGGCCGACGTGGTCGCAGCGTTCGCACATTGCGAACTGTTCGTTGTAGCAGTCCTCACATACGGACTCCCACTGCGACTGCTCTGCGTCGTACTCCGTCAGTGTTGCATCACATAGCGTGCATACCAATCCGAGCAATGCTACCTGTCCAGCAGGCATCTCTACTCCTCTCGGGTAACACCCCCACTCCACAGTGAGGGCGGGCTTGCCGGTCGGATCGTCCGGCGAACCGGGCAATAGCAGGCTGGCGGTAGCGCGCGAAGCGCGCTGCCAGCCTGCTATGCCAAGCAGCCGGACGAGACGACCGGCAAGACCTCCTCCACTCTGGCAAGGCATAGGGTGACGGAACGACCAGGCTTACGCCTGGCCGTCCGTCAACCTCGCTACGCCGGATCGTGATGGTTCCGCTCAAACCCGTGCACCATGTCACCATCCTTCCAGATCATCTCACCATAGAACCCACCTTCCTCGTCCCACTCACAGTTCCAGTTGATAGTCGGATGATCTTGCGCCATCTTGTCAATCCACAGGGAAGGTGGACCCCATGGTGTGCGGAAATAATATTCGATGAAATCATCACCGATCTCGAACCGCTGATCACGCAAGTCCCACTTCACACCCCAATGGTTAGTGTTCCAGTCATACCAGTACCCATCGTACGGATACTTGACCAGTTCCTCCCCTTCAGGGGCGTAAGTGTTCCACATCCACAGGTTCGGCTCAGGGTCAGAGACAACTACGCTTTCAGGCTGGTTGTTCTCATCCGTGCGCACCACCAGATACTCCTTCCGGCGGGCAAGAAACTTCTCGTGAAATCCTATCACATCCTTCATGTCTCCGCTAATGCGGAGCATGTTGTCACACCAGTTCGGCATCGTCTTCCTCCTCAGTTAGTCACAGCGATGCGACGCATCATTGCAACGCGAGCACCCTCCATGAAGGAGGATGCCAGTTTGATCAGGGTCTCCGGGTCTACATCGTCGAAGATCTCGCCGAGCAGAACCAGAGTGATGGTGCCCTGCTCGTCAACGAGCAGAGTGTTGTCATGCTTCTGCATAGTAGTCCTCCGTGAACCTGGCGTTCGCCATCTGAGCAGCCTTGCGATACTCGCGCTGCTCCTCACGGAGCCGCTCGATCTCACGCTCAGCCTGCTCAACCTTACGCATCCAGTAGATACGCTCCCAAGATTCCGTGCTCATCAGATTTCTCCTCGCTGCCGAGCGGCATCGACATCCTCTTCAAGCGACAACATCTTACTACGAATACGGTCCGCAGAAGCGGTGATCTCCAGCCTCATACGCGCGTGATGGTGGACGAACCTGTCGTCCTCCACCCAGGCGAATGACCTGGCAACATCATCCATATGCTGAAGCAACTCGTTCAGCACGACGATCTGGTCTTCACGGCTGGACACGGTCAAACTCCAGCACCAGAACGTCCTCAGCGAAGTGGAGCGCCTCTCCTACAGGCATCAGCGCATCCAACATATCCTGACCTTCAACGGTCAGGTGCAGCACCACACGGTACTTCACAGCACCACCTCCGTCCTGCGCTGCGCGAGCAGGTGCTTCGCGGTCACGGTGCGCAGCATGTCCGCCGTCTTCTGGCAGAGCAGCGACGCCTCCGAGTCTCGCGACTCCTGTGCCCACGCGCTCAGGTCATCCAGCAGCATCGCGACGTGGATCATCAGCGTCGCGTCATCCACATTGGACAGGTCCACAGCATCTCCTCCTCTAGGTAGCAGGATGCTACCAGCGCCCCGTCGGGACTCGAACCCGTAACAACCCATTCGGGGCTGACCAATCAGATCAGAGCGTTAGGGTTACGACGCAGCAGATCTGACACCAGCACCTTCAACTCCACATACAAGGTGCCGAACTTACGAACCATCTCCTTATCGGACTCATCGAACGAAGCCCAGTCCGACATATCCATAAGGACCTGCACCGCATAAGCGGCGAACTTCAGATCATCAAAGAAAGAAACTTCATCCTGAAGATGATCCCAAAACTCAGAGAGGGGAAGGTCCAGCCCGTGACGCTCCAAAGCGTCATACACACGGGCATCCACATCCCGTTCCATCACCACCCCTTCCTGCTCAGCACCAGGCCGAGCGTAGCCAACAGCGGACAGAACACCAGCAGAACAGCAACATCGACACCGTCGATCACGGCGTCCTCCTCTCCGGAGACACACGGCCTCCTCCAGACTGACAACGGCCGATCAAGAACTTACGGCAGAGGCCCGAGGCGACCCCGGCCCCCCGAAGGGGGCCGGGGCGCCGTCGGCCTCAGCCGACGAGCGACGCCGTCGGGACGGCGACCTCGGCGTGCGCGATCCGCGCGACCGAGGCCGAGCCGGCCCGGTTCAGCCGCAGGGTGACGCGGACCGCGTCACCCGCGGCGAACCGCGCCTCGTCGCCCTCGCCGAGCACGAGGGCCTCGCCCTCGGGCAGCGGCGCCTCCCACCAAGGGAGGCTCTGGCGGACGCCGTTCGCGTCGCGCAGGACCAGGCGGGTGAACTTCTGCCCCGCCTTGTCCTCGCGCTTGAACTCGCCCGTGGTGATGCCGGCGAGGATCGTGAGGAACGAGAACTCGAACATAGCGAACTCCGTGCTAGCGTCGCAGCCCCGCAGGGCGACCCGGCTGGTGCCGGTGCGACGGGGGGACAACGGCAGGCCAGGCGAGCGGCCGCAAGGCGGCCGCGGCCACACCGCCCAAGGGGCGGTGTGCCGGCCTGCCAAGTTGCCCCCCTCGCAACCCGGCACGCCGGGTCGCCCCAGGGGGGCGACGCAGCACGGAGGAGCGACGTTCGCGTTCGAGGACGAACGATCCCGCGGCTTCGCCACGGGAGCGTTCGCGAGGACGGGGGCAGGCCCCCGCCTCGACGCGAACGGAGGAACCCGCCAGCCCGCCAGCCACCCGGCTGGCGGGCGACGGGGCCGGACCGGCGCGGCTCGATCCCGGCGGCTAGATCGCCGGGGCGAGCCCCGCCGGTTCCCCCGGCGGGCTCCTCCGCGTTAGTGATGTCTGGCGGTGTATTTTTTGGGGTTTTGGGTGTGGGGCGTTTGTTTGGGTTTGTCGGCCACGTGTGGGGCTATTTGTAGGGCCTATTTGGAGGTTGGTTATGGCGTCTGGTTTGTTGCGGGCTGCGTTGCGGTCTGGGAATGTTCGGCAGTTGTTGGCTGCTTCGCGGGCTGCGTCTCGGCGTCGTCGTGGGGTGCGGGAGATGAATAGGTCTATTCAGCGTGGTGGTGGTGGGCGTGCGTTGGGTTTGGATGGTGGGGATCGTGCTAAGTATGGCGCTGAGGATTATTTGAGGCGTCAGGGTCGGGATGTTGATCCGTGGGAGTCGATGGATCAGGATCGTAGCCATTTTTCTTCGCCGTCTGCTGGTGGGGCGCGGCCGTTGGCTATGCGTGATTTTGATTCTGGGCGTCGTGTGGTGTTTCCGCCTCAGGATATGGGGTCGCCTGTTGTGGCTCCGTATGAGGGTTTTAGGGTTTGGCCGTATCGTGCGGAGTCTGGTGTGCCGTTTGCGTATAATCGGGTTCCTGAGTGGCGTGGGCGCGGGGCTGGTCGTCCGGCGGATTATATGGGTACTGAGGTTTTTGATGAGGTGTATGCGCCGGGTGGTACTATGCCTGGCGGGTGGTTTACGGACCGTTTGGGTCGTATTTATGATAGTACTTCTCGTCCTGTTGAGGGGATTGAGGAGGTTCCGTTTTATGGGCGGTCGCTTGGTAGTTGGGATTCTGGTGGGTCTAATTTTAGGTTTGGTTGATTGGTTGGTAATTGGACTGCCTGCTTGACGTGCGTTTCCCAGGGTACCTAGGGTTAGACCGGGCGTCGAACGTAAGGTTCGACGCACTAGGGTAGACCGGAGTAAAGATGGCTACTAAGAAGAAGTCGATGAAGGTTGGTGGTGGCGGTCGGTTTGAGAAGTTGTCGAAGGATTTGGCGAAGAAGGGTGTGAGGGATCCTAAGGCTTTGGCGGCGTCTATTGGCCGTAAGAAGTATGGGGCGAAGAAGTTTCAGACTATGGCGGCGAAGGGGCGTAAGCGTGCCCGCTAAGAAGCCTGATTCTCGTCTGAAGCGTGCCGGGGTGTCCGGGTATAACAAGCCTAAGCGTACGCCGAATCATCCGAAGAAGTCGCATATTGTTGTTGCTAAGCAGGGTTCGCAGGTGAAGACGATCCGTTTTGGCGAGCAGGGTGCGAAGACTGCTGGGAAGCCGAAGGCTGGTGAGTCTGCGCGTATGAAGACGAAGCGTGCTTCGTTTAAGGCGCGGCATGCGAAGAATATTGCTAAGGGTAAGATGTCGGCAGCCTATTGGGCTGACCGTGTCAAATGGTGAAGGACTGATTATGCCTAAGGTTGGTGGGAAGAAGTTTCCGTATACGGCTGCGGGTAAGGCTGCGGCGGCGCGTGCTCGCCGGGAGAGCCGTTCTGGTGCGGCGTTGCGGCAGGCTGGTGCTGCTCCGAAGAAAAAGAAGGCTGCTAAGAAGAAGAAGTAATGGCGAATATTCCTAAAACGTCGGTCAAGTATGAGTATGCTACTTGGCTGGCTACGCCGTCCCGTTTAAAGACTTCTTTTGGTCTTCCTACTACGAAACGGGATTTCGCACATCTTAAGGGTGTGAATCCTCGTACGTTGTCCCGTTGGGAGGCTCAGGAGCCGTTTCAGGAGTTAGTGAGACAGCGTCGGATCGAGGTGTCTCACTCCGCACCGAATTCGACTGTGTCGGCCATTGGCGGTCCGAAACCTGCTTCTCATGGTAATGCTTTGAAAAAATTCGAGACGCCCGCTTTGACGGTGTCTGACGATCCTGTGTGGGACGAGTCGCTGTCGGAGGACGAGCAGCGGTACCAGCAGGTGAAAGACACGCTGGTCAGGATGGCGATGGATGGCAACCAGGGCGCTATCGACATGTACATGAAACATTACGGGAAGCCTTTTATTGAGGCTGAGCAGAAATCTGGCAACATGTTCCCCGATATATCTGATGAAGACCTGGTTGGGGAGGTGTGCCGGCTTATCGGGATGGACGCGATGACCGGCTGGATGTCGTTGCAGGTTGCTCCGGCGTGAACCAGCGTCGCCGTGCCGCCTTGGAGCAGGCTTACGCCGAGTTGAAGTGGCGCCAATACCGGGACGATCCGGCGCTTTTCTTCGAAGAGTGCCTGCAGATCCCTGCCGGCGAGATTATGGGTGGGACTTCTGGCCGTACAAACTTCGAACTGTTCGACTACCAGCGTGAGACGCTCGATATCTTCCGTTCGGAACGGTATGTGGTTGTTCTGAAGGCCCGCCAGTTGGGACTTACGACGCTTGCTATGGCGTATGCGCTGTGGATGCTGATGTTCCGGCCCGGTTCGAACATCGTAATGGTGTCTCGTAGTCAGACTGCAGCCGATAAAGCGTTGGAAATGATCGATTTCATGTGGTCGTTCCTGCCAAAATGGGTGTTGGAACGCGGCCCGAAACTGGACAACGACGCGGCAAAACACCATTCGTACAAGTTTTCTGACGGTATGGTGTCCCGCATCACGTCGTACGCGGCTACTAGGACGGTGGCAGCCGGTCAGACGGCGACGCTGGTGCTGTGGGACGAGGCTGCTCTGGCCGAATATCAGGACGATGCGCTGCGTACGCTGCTTCCGACGACCGACGCGGGCGGTTCAATGATCGTTTTCAGCACGGCACGTGGCGGCCACAACTCTTTCGCGCGTCTTTACCGTGACGCAGAACGTGGAGACAACCAGTTTGTTCCGATTTTTCACCCGTGGTACGTGTCCAGGTTTATGAACCCGGCCGTTTCACGTGAAACAATCGACTACACGCACTATGATGCGAAGAAAAAAGCGATGGCGTCGGAACCTTGGCTGTTTTTTGCCGAGTATCCGTCGTCCGCTGAGGAGGCTTTTAGACAGTCTGGCCGTTCCAGGTTTGTAGATCTGCCTGATGTGGAAGAATTTGAGGACTTTCCGCTTCGCGGCGACCTTGTAAACGACGATTATGGCAATGTTACGTTCAAACCTGATAGCGAAGGGAACTTCAGGTTCCGCGAAGACGCCCTGATTGGGGTGCCTGACGGTTGCAGGGCGGTAATTTCCCTTGACCCAGCGTCTGGGACGGGCGGCGACTACACGTCGATGTGTATAGGGTGGGTCGATCAGGATGGTGTGCCGCAAAGAGTAGGGTTCTGGCACTCAAACATGGTCGAACCGGCCGAATATACGGTTGATGCGATGCTTACCGGACGTTTCTTTGCCGATTCTGCCGGCCGTGACGCGCTGATGGTCGTCGAACGGCAAGGCGGGTACGGCGAAACTGTCGTTCATATTATGAGATCCGAAGGTTACACGAACCTGTACGTCCACAGGTACACAGGACACCGTAAATACCGGCAGGAACAGATGTACGGGTTCCCTATGACCGCAACGCGGCGTCCGCTGGTCGTTGACACGCTAGCAAAATGGCTTGATTTTGAGAATGAGACGGTCATGGGTGGCGTTGATGCGATGTTGCGCCGGGAACTTGGCGCTTTCGTTGTCAAACCTGACGGGAAAGTCGCGGCAGACGTTGGAATGAACGACGACCTAGTCATGTCAACCGCAATCTGGGTTTATGTGGCTGAGCAGAACGCTCCGAAGGCCACAAACAGCCATATGGATGGACTTGTCGACAACATGCAGGTGTTCACGGTAGGCCACATCTTCGATGAGGCGGCTGCGATCTGGCGGCAGCAGGACCGTGACAACCAAAGTTATGCCAGGAGAATGCGGAGAGCCGGCTCATGGCGGTAAAGATTCAGCCTTACTCGTTGACGCAGATGCAGGACCTTGTCCGCCACTCTGTTGCGACGATGGACGAGCGCCACCGCCGCTGGCGGCTTATCGAAGCCCTGTACCGAACCGGGTCGCTTCGTCAGGCTGAGCAGGTCCAGGCTGGGAAACTGACCGACTTCTTCCCGCACCTGTCTGAGCATGTTGTCAACATGATTCTGCCACATATTAACATCATTCTTGCGTCTGTCGTTTCGCGAGACCCGCAGTTTGTTGCAGTGCCGTACGCCGGAGGGGAAGAAGCCGAACTGAACTCCGAAGTTGCCGACGCTGTTATCAACTACTTCTGGAAGCGGCTCCGGACCACCCGCGAACTGCGTGATGCGACCGCCGACGCGGTCCGCCTTGGCTCAGGGTTTGTCAAGGTCGGTTGGACTCACATCGAGGAAGAAGCCGAACTTGACGGTTCGGCTCGCCGTGAGATCGCTTTGGACAAGTACAACGACGAACGCCTTACTGCCATTTTGGAAGACCGCGATTTCGACGGCCGTATCGAAGTCATGGAACGTTCTGTGCCATCCAGCATGATGCGCGTCATCCGGTCGGAGCCGTTCGCAGAGTACGTGTCCCCGTACGACATTTTTGTCCCGAACAACGCCCGACGTATCGAAGACGCGCAGTGGGTCGCTCACCGTATCACAATGCATGTCGACGAAGTTCTCGCCAACCCGGAATTTGACGTCAATGAAGACACTGTTGTTCGTGACGGGGCGACGGTCAACCCTGCCGATGAGTATCAGGCCGAGTGGCGACGTCAGGTCGAAGAGGTTCAGGGCAGCCACTATTCCGACTTGGCCCTTGACACTGCTACCTACTGGGAGTTCTACGACATGCGAACCCGGCAGTTGTCCGTGTTCCAGTTGGAGTCCCCCGACCCGCTGTGGCAGGGTGACCTTCCTTGGTCGCACCGCTACCCGCCGTTCGTCCACGTCCGTAACTTCACTTCGAGCGGGAACGACTTCTGGGGTTTTGGCGACATTGACAATGTTGCTTCGCTGCAGGAGATGATGAACGAACTGATCACCGAACAGTTCGAGAACGCGCGCCGGGCCGGACAGAAGTATCTTGTTCGCAAGGACGCCGTGACCGAAGAGTTGATCGCCGCGCTGGAGTCGTCCGAGTCGGACGTTGTTGCGCAGGTCGAAGTTCCTAACGGTGAACCGCTGGACCAGATTATTGTTCCTGTGTTCCGCGCCGCTTTGGCAAACGACATTTATGCTGCTAAAGCCGAAATTCAGGCGTACATGCAAGAAGTTCTTGGTATCAACGACTTCCAGTCCGGCGGTATGGGCGCCGACCGTATGTCCGCTACGGCCGCTGCTGTCGTTGAGGGTGTCGCTACGTTGCGTGCGCAGGACAAGATCCAGTCGGTTGAAGAGGCTGCGGCGCAGATCGGAACGCTCATGTTCCTTCTCTGCCAGGAGTATCTGGACGAGCCGACGGCTATCCGAGTGGCAGGGTTCGAGGGGGCGCAGTGGCCTGAGGTTTCGAAAGAAGACCTGTACGGCGAGTTCCTGATTAGCATTGAGGGTGGTTCGATGAAGGCGCTGAACCCTGCTACGAAAGAACAGCAGGGGCTTCGTACGTTGAACCAGGTTGTCCCGATGCTGACTCAGTTGGGGTTTGACCCGCAGCCTGCGTTGCGTTCGGCGTTGCGCGATCTTGGGTACAACCCGGATGAGATGCTTGTTCAGGCTCCGCAGCAGGCGCCTGTGCCTGGTGGTGCTCCGCAGGGCGGGGCGCCTTCGAACGGTGATCTGATGGCTGCGATGGGTGGTCCGCCGCAGCCTGCTGAAGCGCAGGCTTCAGGGAACGTGGCGCTCTAGGAGGCTGCTATGGACGAAGAAATGATGGACATGATGGCGATGGAAGAAATGATGGGCGGTTCTCCGATGGGTGGCGGGATGCCTCCGATGGGGGACGAAGGGGATGAGGGTGTGACAAATGTCCCCGTTCCGAACTTTGCTGTTGCCGCCGTTTTGGAACTTATCGCTATGTTGGAAGAAGAAATGATGGCCGGTCAGGGTGTGCCGTTCTAATCAAATGTCCTGTTTCTGCCACAAAAACGTTTATATGTGACCGACCGAATACGGCCCAGGAACCCAAGTAGGGCAATCTGAGAGGGTCATTCGATGGGAGCAAACTGACAATGGAATTCCGCGAGGCTTTTGAAGAATCGCTCGCTGCGCTAGGTATCGACAATCTCGACGACAACCCTGACGACATCCCCGTCGGGACCGTTGAAGAAACTGAAGACGAATCGCCCGAGGATGAGGCTGAGGCGTCTGAGGAGATTGAAGAGCCTGAGGGTGACGAGGACGGCCAAGAGTCTGAGGATTCTGACAAGACTACGCTGATTGACATTTCGGAAGGCGCAGAACTTCGACTGCCTGACGGGACGGTTGTTCCGGCAGACAAAGCGATTCTGATGCAGGCCGACTATACGCGTAAGACTCAGGAGTTGGCTGAACAGCGCAAGCAGTTCGAAGCCGACATGGCTGAGTTTGAGCAGGTCTCTGTTGAGGTTAACGAGACGTACGAGAACATGCGAAACTGGTATGAATCTCGTGCCGCCAACCCTTCGGGGTGGATTGCGGAAATCGCCTCGCAGGCCGAAGATGCTACTGCCACTATCGCCAAAGCGTTGTACGACCTGGCGCAGGCAGGTGTTCTTGACAAGAAGTTTGTTGAGACGTTCGGTATCGAATCCGGCGAAATCGCAGAAACCGCTCAGCGCAGTAAAGTCGAATCAGAAATCGCCGAGTTGCGACGGTCTTTGCAGGACCGCGAAACTGCCGAACAGGAACGTGAACGTCTCATCCGACAGCGAGAACTGGTAGAAAAGCGTGCCGCAATCTACGAGCAGGAATGGGAGCAGATCAAGGCTAATAACAGCCTGCAGTTTGCTGACGTTGCTGAAGAGACGAATGCGAAGCGTGAACTTCTTCAGTTCGCTTTGGATAACAAGTTGGGCCGATCGTTGATCGACGCTTACGATCTGTTGAATGTGCGCAAGTCAAAGTCGGGTTTGCTAAAGGGGTCCGAGCCGGACCCTGAGGTCGCTGCTAAAAAACGAGCATCTAGGGCTGTAACTCCGAAAACGTCTGTTTCGGCTTCGTCGCCGCGTAAGAAGAAGATTTCTGACCGCGAGGCGATTCTTGAGGCGATGGAGGGGTTGGCGCTCTAGCCTAACCCGGAGAATGAATAATGGCTGCACTCGGAGCATCTGCTTATACTGAGTTGGTCGCCTCTACGCTTGAGAAGATTGAGCCGCAGTTGGTCGACCAGATTTTCACCCGTCATCCTACGCTTGACATGTTCAAGCAGTATGTGAAGTCCTACACTGGGCGTAGCATGGTGCTGAACGTTGAGGCGGCGGAGGACGACAACACTGTCGTGACCGACGCGAGCGGTACGTTCGCGACGACCAAGTCGCCCGACATCATCGGGGCGGCGGAGTACAACTGGTCCTCGCCGTACGTCTCGAAGGTCCGCATCGACTGGTACACGCTCCAGAAGAACACCGGCAAGGAAGCGATTGTTAACCTGCTGGAGGCTCACCTGGAGAACGTGAAGAAGTCGCACGCGAAGCGCATCGTCACCGGCCTGCACAAGGCTGCTGGCAGCGTCGGCGCTGGCGAGTTTTCTTCGCTTGACCAGATCGTTGGCACTCACGCTGACACGGCGACCGTCGGTGGCATCACCGCTGCGGACGCCGACCACTACTGGAACGCGACCCGTCTGACCATCCCGGTTTCGACCGAGGCTGGCGGTCAGGACATCCGTAAGGCGTTCCGCACGATGCGTAACGAGTTGATGGTGAACACGTCGGCTGACGCCAACGTGACGCACATCATCGCCGGGCGTAAGGTCTTCGAGGAGTTCGAAGACTCGTTCGACGACAAGGTTCGTTACATGTCGTTCGGTGACGGCCAGACGAAGTTCCGTGGCGTGTACGACGGCGACATCGAGGTCCGGTTGGACCCCGACTGCCCGGAGGACCGCGCGTACTTCCTGGACGTTTCGGCCTGGCGGTTCGGCCACCTGAACGGCAACTTCATGAAGGTCCAGCCGGCGCAGACCATCGTCGGCACGCTGGACTTCATCACCCCGATTGCTTCGGTGCTGTCGGTTGGTGTGAACCAGCGCCGTAACCAGGGTCTGTTGATCCGCACGGGCGGCGTTTACGACGCTTCGTGACGTTACCGCGGGAGCCGGGGTGATCCCCGGCTCCCGCGCGTCGCGGGATAGGAACCGTTATGGCTATGGTTAAGGCTGCCGCTAAACTTGCGAAGAAAGCAGGTAAGGCTGCAAAGAAAGCAGGTAAGGCGAAGACTCGTCGTAAGGCTATCAAAGGATGGGATTACGACGTTGAAGAAATGCGCGGTGAAATTCGCCGTAAAGTTAACGCTGACGTTGCAAAGAAAAAGAAAGACAGTAAGCGCCGCAACGCTGTTAAACGCGCAAAGGAGTGGGACGCTGCTGTGACTCGTCGCCGGCCAATTAAGGGCTGGGATACGAGTAGGACTTCGCCGCCGACTGGTCCTAAGGGGTTTTTGGATCCGCGTGGAAAGAAGTAATTATGGCTATGGTTAAGGCTGCGGCAAAGATTGCTAAGCGTACTGCGAAGCGTGCAGGTAAGGCGAAGAAGGCCCGCAAGAAGGCTGTTAAGCGGGAAGTTCGTCGTGAAAACAGCAAGAATGCGTGGGCTGCTGAGTCTGGCGCTGACCGCGAGTACGAGTTTATGCGTGAAGGGTTTGACGACAATGGTTACGAAGAGGCTTGGCGGCGCGACACTGGCCGAACTGCTACTAAGCGTGGCACTAGCGCCCGTGGTGATAAGCGTCGTTCGGCCCGCGAAAAAGGCTATCCAAAAGAAAAGCGTGTTTTGACGAAGAAGAAGATCCGCCAGTCTAGTAAGGCTTGGAAGAAAAGCGGCGGGTTTTTGGATCCGCGTGGGCGTGGTTGAAACTAACGTTTCGTCGGACGGGGTCACCTACACGGTGGCCCTTTCCGATGTTAACGACCATATTCAAAAGCATCTTCTTACAGGTGAGCCGTATGAGCACAAAATGGTTCGTGATATTCGGAACCGCACTGACGGTCTGGTGGTTGACGTTGGGGCTAATATTGGGAA